TATTGCACGTTCATCAATGATTACCGGTGCAGAGTATGCCGGTGAATTAAAATGTGAAGCGAAGTACAGTTCATTAGTTCAAGACTTAATGGCTGCAGCTGCTTTTAATAATTGGTCGTCAAATGTATTAACTTTTGGTGGCACACTTCGTCAAACATTTTCTGTTTTACGTGGCTTTGAAGATGTTAATGACTACCATGTTTTCCGTGGGTGTCATGTAAACACTTTTGGAATTGATATTCCTGAAGCTGGCTTAATTACAATGACTTTCGGCCTTATGGCTCTTGGTCGTACAAACTTTTCTTCAGCACCGGCTGGAACAATTACAGCGGCAGATAACAATCCTAAAATGTCGAATGTCTCTGTAGGTGACATTTTAATTGACGGCGTTTCTCAAGCTGGGATTTCATGCTTGACCGCTTTTACATTTAATTGGGATAACACAATGCAGCTACAACGCTGTTTAGGTGGTGGTATTGATGCACGTGCAATCCTAGAAATGCTTGCAACAGGTACAGGTTCATTTACCGCAGCTTGGTCACGCAATACATCCGATATGTATGAAAAGCAATTCACTAACAAAACGATTTCATTAAAAGTTCCAATCACTGATACAGATGGGAATAAATATGAAATTTTTATTCCTAAAGCTGAAATTACTGCTCCATTACCTAGTGGTGGTAATTCAGATCTTTTAAATGCTTCATTCGAATATAAAGTCGTAGAAGTAGCCCCAACCATCACTCGTACACCAGCAACGCCTTAATACTGATTTGGCAGCTTAATTGCTGCCTTCTTTTTTGGAGAAATAACATGGCTCTTGAAGTCAATATTCAAAGAAATAAAGACGTCAGTTTGTGGCGCGAATACAAAGATACTGAAGGCAATGTACTTGCTGAGTTTAAGATCCGTGGTATTGGATATAAGCCTTATCAAGTAGCTTTAGAACGTGCGAATAACCAAATCACAGCTAAAGGATTTGATGTTGCTAAAGCTTCATCCGATGACAAACTCTTTCATGAATTACTATTGGAAGCAGTTGCATGCCATTTAATTGAAGACTGGAAGGGTGTTGTATTTGTCGAAGAAGGTCCTAATGGCGAACAGTTAAAGTCCGAACCTGCATACAATGCAGAGAACGCTACGAAATTGCTTAACATGGGCGATTTAGGGGTTTCTCTCTGGTCCTTTATTCGAACTGAATCAGAAAAGATTCAATCAGATGCAAACCAATATCGAGATGATGTTGTGGGAAAGTCGTCAGCCTCTACGAGTGGGCAAAGTTCGGCTCAGAAAAAGAAGCGAACGACTACAGTAAAAAGCAAAGCGCAGTCGCAAAAGCTTTAAATCTCAACAACACTAAGGTTTTAACTAAACCTGACTATTCTTATGTAGCCAATGTCATCCTGACTGCATATAACACAATTGCACGATCTAGACGCTATGAACAAGGTGTTCCTCTGGCGTTAGATATCGCAGCAATTAATGCTTATGTTGAGCAATATGATTTACCAGTTGAGCGTTACATCTTTAATGACTGTATCTTTACACTCGACGATATGTTCTTGGATGAGGCGCATAAGAAGTCTAGTAAAAAATAACAGCCACTAGTAATGGTGGTTTTTTATTGCGCCAAAAAGCACCGTGAGGTGCTTTTAATATATGGGGGGGTTACCAAGAGCCTTTAACTGGGTCATCTTTGTCCAGTTCATCATCAATTAACTTTTTAGACTCTTCTAAAGACTTATTATAGAACTTTTTAACATTTGGATATTTCTTAAAAACTTTATCCATATATTCATCTTGGGTTCCATTAAGCATTGACTCGAACATGCCTGTAATCATTTCCATCATTTTCATGGAATTAGCGAGTTGTTCTTCTAGGCTTTGAATCTTTTTGTCTTTCTCAGATTCAGATGAAATCTCAATGTTGAGTTCTGCATCTTTATTTTTATTTTGTTCACGTTCTTCTAGAACTTTGGTAAGACGTGCCTCTAACTCTTCAGGGGGCATATTAAGCGGTGACAAGTCTGATTCCTGCTCAAAGCTTCTTTCAAGACGGGCAATAATGTCTGCATTCATTGAGCGCTTATATGCTTTGGCAGATTCAGCCACCTTGTCACGTAACTCTTCAGACCACCTTAGTTTGTATTGAGGGTCTTTTTGATTCTCGCTCATTGAAATAAACCATATACCGCAAAAATGAAATACTGATCATAAAGTACCATGGAGGTACTTGACAATGGTCGCAAGGAGGTGCATATTATAAATGTACCTCCTTGGTACTATTGTGGAGATTATTATGGCAAAGCAAAATCAACAGCAATTAAAAATCCGATTTTTTGATGATACTGATCATTTGAAATTGAAGGAAATTGCAGAAAAGGAAGATCGCTCATTGACCTATGTTGTTAACCAAGCGATTAAACAATTTTTACAAAGCAAAGAGAGTGCGAAAGCATGAAATTTAACAGGCACAAAAAAACCTTGCCATCCGCCAAGATTGTACAAGGTTTAGCTGTGTCCCAGAGGACAGATAACTATGTTAAATATACCATTCGAATTTGATAAAGACAAGGTTCTAGATATTACCGATCTACTGCCAACCATTCCTATTGAGATTCTTGAGAAGGTAACAGATCAAAACGGTTCTGTTTCAGCAGATGAAGAAAATTTTCTAAAATCTGTAGGACGCGCTGCGGAAAATGCAAACCTTCCAGTTTTAAAGGGATTAAGTGCTATTGGTGTATTGCTTGCCAACGCAAATGAAGAAATACCGTTAGGAACATTCAATGATGTTGGCTGGTTAATACAATCGCTTAGCGAACAAGTTATAGCTATAAGCCATATGCAAGGGTTCGCTGACTCACTTCTTGATGCAAGTAATAAGAACAAAATCTCTAAGGGCAATGGAGGGCTAATGTCATGAATATGCTTATTAACCAAGAAACTTTAATTCCAGTTGTTGATAGAGATATTGGCGGAGAGGTTCAGCCTTCTGTTGATGCACGTGAATTGCATAAGTGGCTTAAATCTGGGGAAATGTTTGCCACATGGATAAAAAAACGGATTAAGACCTATAAATTTATTGAAAATGAAGACTATATTAGTTTTTTGGTAAACCCCAAAAAACCTAATGGTGGGCGTTCTTCAAGAGAATACATATTAACTATTGATATGGCTAAAGAGCTGTCAATGGTTGAAAACAATGAACAAGGTCGGGTTGCAAGACGTTATTTTATTAACTGTGAAAAAGCATTGCGACAAACAGCATTTGGATTAATGAACCAATTCAACAGAGCTGTATTAGAGTTTGAGAAGTTTACTGAAATTGCTTCAAATGCTGGAAGAACATTATGTTTGGTTGGTAAGCAGTACAAACCTCAAGCATTAAGTAAGGTTGAGGAGCTGAAGCAAAAGATTACGCCTTTGCTCCCATTCGAAGAAGACGAGATGCAAGCTTAAAAGAATTAAGAACCCGCCAAGTGCGGGTTTTTCTTTATGTGACATTTAATGATCAGTTTGTTAAAGTTAGTACACTTAATAACAAACGGTAAAAAATCATGAAACAAGTCATTTTAAGTCTTTTATTAGTTTTAAGCTCATTAAGTGTTGCGGAAGCAGGTAGAGGCAGACAACCGTGCTCTGGTAAGAAAGGTGGGGTAAGTCATTGCGATGGTAGTAAGTTTGTTTGTAATGATGGTTCCATCAGTGCTTCTAAAAAGATCTGCTCTAGATAGGTGATGTGATGGGATTGAATTTTAGAAAAAGTATAAAAATTGCTCCGGGAGTTCGTGTAAATATAAGTAAAAAAGGAGTATCTAGTGTTTCTGTTGGTGGGAAAGGGGCACGTGTAAATGTGGGTAAGAAGGGAACTCGAACAACAGTAGGGTTACCTGGTACAGGTCTTTCCTACACAACGCAGAGTCCTTACAAAAAATCAAAAAAGTTTGATAAAGAGCCAAATTACCTATTAAGTCAGGAACAGACTTCTAAAGGACAAAGAAGTATTTTAATGTCTATTCTTTTATGGATTGGAATCCTTGCTTTTCCATTTCTTTTCGCTTGGTTCACTCTACAAAAAAAATATACAAACATAGAGAGGGTATTAGCATTTGGATGGTTGTTGTTAGTTGTATTCGGTATGATTTCTAAATAAGGCATTAGTATGAAAAAGTTAGTTTTAATAAGTTCATTATTGTTGTTAGGTGGGTGTAAAGAATCTAACACTGGACTAGATAAAAATGTTTTTAATACATCGTATGACAAGTGTGTTGAGTACTTAACTAACTCCTTAAAAAGCCCATCCAGCTTAAAGATTAGAGAGGCTAATATTTCTACTATAATTCCACCAGCTGAAGATATTAATAGTGTATTTGGGGACATTATTGCTAAGGATGGGTTGATTAAAAGTAGTATTAAAGATGAAAAGGCTCGGTTTAGAGAGCTAACAGTTGATATTGATTATGAGGCACATAATTCATATGGCGCCTCTATACGTGGATATTATCAGTGTGGTTATATTTATAGTTTAAAGAATAACGAAACAATCCCTAAACCACTGAATACTTATTTATACAAATTAAAAAGTGATGGAGAAGTTCTGGACTTAGGAGTACATGTTCCTTTTGCTGAATTTTCTGGATCTAATTTTTACTTGAATAAGGTTATTAAAAGAATTGTTGGCGCAAAAGATAGTCAATTTAATGAAATTGATAAAAACCGTTATGAAGAAATCGAAGCAATCTATAGAAACAAAAAACAAGATATAGAGGCAGAGAAACTTCGAGAAAGTTGGGATAAGGCTATGCCGAGTGTAGAGGTGGCAGCCGCGGCCGCAGCAGCCGACATAGCTGCAGCAGCATCTGAATCTGAAAGATAAATAAATTTAGTTATCAACCCACTCATTGAGTGGGTTTTTTATTGCCTAGAGGAAAGTAAAATGGCACAAGAATCACGTCTCGTTATTGTAATTGATGCTAAAAATGCAGAGCGTAATGCGCGTAATCTAGGCAATGAATTAGATAGTATTGAGCGTAAAGGTGACTTTGCTACTAAGTCGATGGATGGTTTGTCTGTTGCTACACGTCAGCTTGCAGGTTACATGGCTGGATTGGTTACTGTAAGTGCCGCCATTTCAAAGATGGATACCTATACAGGTCTTCAAAACCGCCTTAAGTTAGTCACTAATAATCAAACAGAACTAAATAAGGCTACAGAAGATACTTTCCGAATTGCACAGAAGACATATTCCGCTTGGGATTCTGTTTTACAGGTTTACCAGCGCTTTAGCGATAATGCCAAAACTTTAAATCTAACAATGGATGATACCGCACGGCTTACTGAAACAGTTTCAAAAGCTGTAGCAATAAGTGGCGCAAGTGCAGCAGCAGCAGATGCAGCTTTAGTTCAGTTTGGGCAGGCCTTGGCAAGTGGAACGTTGCGTGGAGAAGAACTTAATTCTGTAATGGAGCAAACCCCAGCATTAGCAAAAGCAATTGCTCAAGGTATGGGTATAACTGTTGGAGAGTTACGCACAGTAGCAGCGGAAGGGAAAATTACTTCTCAAGAAATTGTAAAAGCACTTAGAAATGTAGAAAAAGATGTAGATGCACTTTTTGCAAAAACCGATATCACTATTGGACAGTCTTTGACGCTGCTCAACAACGAGATTACTAAATTTGTTGGGGAGTCAGGGAAAGGTTCTGGTGCAGCTCAAGTTCTTGCAGGCACTATCCAAACTTTAGCTAGCAACTTAGATGTCTTAACCTCTGCAATGATGGTTGGTGGTGCTTATTGGCTTGGAACCTACATTCCTGCAATTTATGCCTCTGGTGTTGCTGTAGCTGCAAAAACGAAGGAATTAGCGGTTCAAACCGTAACGCAGTATGCTGCAATTCAGGCCGAGCGCGCTGCTGCTGCTCAACAAGTAATTAGCACTCAAGCCGCTGTTGCAAATACTCAAGCAACTTTAGCTGCTATTGCGGCTGAGAAAGCTCTAGAAGTACAGCGCCTTAAATCTCAAATTACTGAAAAAGGCAGAACAGCGACATTAACTCGTATGGCTGAGTTAAAGAAAATTGAGGCTCAAGTTACAAGAGAATTGGCACTTGCTGAAGAAGCATTGGCTGTAGCTCAATCAAGATCAGCAGCAGCTGGTGCGGCAAGTGTAGGGATAGGATCACGGCTTTTAGGTTTACTTGGTGGTCCAGTTGGTATGGGCATTACAGTAGCAAGTTTAGCAGCCGGGTATCTTTTAATGCGTGACAATGGCGATAAAGCCAATGACATGCTTGAGAAGCAATCACGTTATGCAAGCATGGCAGCTGATGAACTCATGAAGCTTGAAGGTGCACAAAAGCGAGCAGCGGAAGATGAACTGACAAAGCAACTAAGTTTACAGAATGCTCAACTATCTAAATCTCAGAACGAGTTCTTGTTACTTACTCAGTCTATCACTGACAACAATAAGCAAAGTGCTGAAGCTTATCGAATATGGGCAGAATTAAAAACTGGCGTTATTGATGTAAACCAAGCTTTCAATAGATTAAATCAACTTTCATTCATCAGTTCGGATCAAATTAACCAGCTGGCTGATAGCAAGAAGAAAGTAGATGAAAACACGAAAGCTGTGAAGCAAACAAACTCTGAGTTAAATCAG